GTGATCGTCAATCTGTCGCTCACCGTACTCACCAACCCGAAGGAGTGAACGTGAGCCTCGAACCCACCCTCAAACACCTGAGCCAGCGCGAGTTGTCGGAGCGCTGGACCATCGCCGAGACCACGCTCGAGCGCTGGCGCTCGATGGGCATCGGCCCGGTCTACGTGAAGCTGCCCGGACGTGTGGTCTATCGCATCACCGATGTCGACGCCTATGAGCGCCGTTGCCTGCGCCGCAGCACCAGCGAGTCGGTCCTGGTCGGAGGTGCGGCATGAGCACGACGCCTCTGCACATTGCCGCCACTCGCCCCGCCGGCCACTTGTCGCGCAAGAGCGCCGAGGAGTTGTTCGTCCTCAAGCACGAAGCCGTGCGCGCGCTGACGGCGGCCAAGAACGTCGTTGAGCATCTGGATCGGGCGCTTGAGTTGAAGTACGCCGACCGCGCCCAGTTGTTGCGCCTGAAGGCTGGCAAGGACACCGGCGCGGTGACCTTCGAGGACGGGACCGTCAAGGTCACCGCCGACCTGCCCAAGCGCGTCGAGTGGGATCAGGAGCGCCTGGCCAGCATCGCCCAGCAGATCGCCAAGGGCGGCGACGATCCGGCCGAGTTCATCGAGATCGCCTACCGGGTCTCGGAGACCAAGTTCAACGCCTGGGCTGAGTCGCTGCGCAAGGCCTTCGAGCCGGCACGCACGGTGAAGACCGGCAAGCCGAGCTTCAAGCTGGTAGTGCAGGCCGATGAACTCGATCGCCGCGCACAGGTGTCGGCATGAGCACTGTCGCCACGCTTCGTGCGGTTGGCGCCACACCCGGGCTGCCGATCACCACTGCCGATCAGCGGCTCGCCGAGCGCCGCGGGATCAAGGGTGTGCTCGCCGGCAAGTCGGGCTTGGGCAAAACCAGCCAGCTGTGGACGCTGGATCCGCAAGCCACGCTGTTCTTTGATCTGGAGGCCGGCGATCTGGCCGTAGAAGGCTGGACCGGTGACGCCGTTCGACCGCGCACCTGGTCCGAGTGCCGCGATTTTGGGGTGTTCATCGGCGGACCCAACCCGGCGCTGCGCGATGACCAGCCCTACAGCTCGGCCCACTTCGAGGCGGTCTGCCACCGATTCGGCGACCCCGGCGCCATCGATCGCTACCAAACGATCTTTGTCGACTCGATCAGCGTCGCCGCGCGGCTGTGCCTGCAGTGGTGCAAGGGACAGCCGCAGGCTTACTCGGACCGCACCGGCAAGCCCGACGCGCGCGGTGCCTATGGCTTGCTGAGCAGCGAGATGATCCAGTGGCTCACCCACCTGCAGCACGCCCGCGGCAAGAACGTCTGGTTCTGCTGCCTGCTCGACGAGAAGCTCGACGAGTTCAACCGGCGCATCTACTCGCTGCAAATCGAGGGCGCCAAGACCGGGCTGGAATTGCCGGGGATCCTCGATGAGGTGATCACGCTGGCGGAGCTCAAAGCGGATGACGGTTTGAGCTACCGCGCCTTCATCTGCCAGACCCTAAACCCGTGGGGATTTCCGGCCAAGGACCGCTCCGGCCGGCTGGACGTGATCGAGGAACCGAACCTCGCGCGGCTGATGGCCAAGATCGCCAGCCCGCGTCCCGGTGGCGCGCCGCGCCTGGACTTCACTGCCGGCCCGGTCACGCCGCCCGCCGCCGCCCCTGCCATTCCCACGCCCGCCGAATCCCCGGCGGCGCCGCCCACCTTCGCCTGAGGAACCCGACCATGAGCTACTTCGATTTCAACAGCGCTGAGGACTCGGCGCAGAACCAGCCGCTGATCCCCAAGGGCGCGCTCGCCAAAGTGCGCCTGTTCATCCGCCCCGGCGGCCACAACGATCCGGCCAAAGGCTGGACCGGCGGCTACGCGCGGCGCAGCGCCGACACCGGCGCGGTGTATCTGGACTGCGAGTACACCGTGCTCGACGGCCCGTATGCGCGACGCAAGCTGTGGACGCTGATTGGGCTGCACTCAGAGAAGGGCGACGCCTGGATGAAAATGGGCCGCGCCTTCATCAAGGGCATCCTCAACTCCGCGCACGGACTGCGCGCCGAGGACGACAGTCCAGCCGCGCAGGCCAAGCGTCGCATCGAGAGCTTTGCGGATCTCGACGGTCTGGAGTTCGTCGCCAAGATCGACGTCGAGCGCGACGATCGCCAGGGCGAGAAGAATGTCGTCAAGGGCGCGGTGGGTCCGGAGCACAAGGACTACGCGGCCCTGATGCACGGTGGACACGGCGCCGCGCCAGTGACCGGTGGCGGATCGGGCTCGCCGCTGCCCCCGCCTGCGGCAGCGCGCGCCAGCGTTCCGACGCGACCCGCCTGGGCGCAGTAACGGAGGCGCCCCGTGATCCTTCGTCCGCGCCAAGCGGTCCTGGTCGAGCGCTCCATCGCAGCGCTCCGCCAGCACCAGAACACCCTCGCCGTCGCGCCGACCGGCAGTGGCAAGACCGTCATGCTGTCGGCCGTCGTCGGTCGCGTGCTGGCCGAGCCGGATGCCAAGGCCTGCGTGCTGGCGCATCGGGACGAGCTGACAGCCCAGAACCAGGCCAAGTTCGCCCGCGTCAATCCGGGCATCTCGACCTCGGTCGTCGATGCTGACGCCAAGTCCTGGTCGGGCCGCACGACGTTCGCGATGGTGCCGACGCTGACGCGCGAGACCAACCTCGCGCAGATGCCCATGCTCGACTTGATCGTGGTCGACGAGGCGCACCATGCAACCGCCGCGAGCTATCGCCGGGTCATCGATGCCGCGCAATCGAAGAACAACCGATTGCAGGTCTTTGGGGTCACCGCCACGCCCAATCGCGGCGACGGCGTGGGCTTGCGGGCGGTGTTCTCCAACGTCGCCGATCACATTCGCCTGGGGGAGCTGATCGCCTCGGGCCACCTGGTGCGCCCACGTACCTTTGTGGTCGACCTCGGGGTCCAAGGAGAACTGAGCCAGGTCCGCCGCTGCGCCAGTGACTTCGACATGTCGGCGGTCGAGGCCATCCTCAACACCGTGCCGATCACTCAGCAGGTGATCGCGCACTGGCGCGCCCAGGCCGACGGTCGCAAGACCCTCGTGTTCTGCTCGACGGTCGCCCACGCCGAGGATGTGGCGCGCGCATTCGACGCCGCCGGGATCCCGTCCGTCGTCATTCATGGCGAGTTGCCCGCCGCCGAACGCAAGGCGCGTCTGACCGCCTACGAGCGCGGCCCAATCCAGGTCGTTGTCAACGTCGCGGTGCTGACCGAAGGCTATGACTACACGCCGACCAGTTGCATCGTGCTGCTGCGTCCCAGTTCGCACAAGTCGACGCTGATCCAGATGGTCGGGCGCGGACTGCGAACGGTCGATCCGGCCGAGCACCCGCACGTCGACAAGACTGACTGCGTGGTTCTCGACTTCGGGACAGCCTCGCTGATGCATGGTCGATTGGAGGAAGACACGCATCTCGATGGTCGGGAACCCGGTGTCGCTCCGACCAAGGAATGTCCGAACTGTGCAGGCTCGGTGCCACTGCGGGTGACTGAGTGCCCGCTGTGTGGTTACGTCTGGGAACCAACCGAGCGCCCGGACGCGCGCTTGCCGGTTGGCGCGTTTGCGATGACTGAGATTGACCTCTTGAGCGGCTCCAACTTCAGTTGGGTCGATCTCTTTGGGGTGGGCGATACGCTCGTCGCGGCAGGGTTCGAGTCCTGGGCCGGCGTGTTCGGGATCGACGGTCGCTGGTACGCCCTCGGCGCCGCCAGCGGGGAACCGGTGCGCCTGCTCGCCCACGGCGATCGGCTGATTGGCCTGGCGAAAGCCGACGACTGGCTCAATGCCCACGAGGCCGCGGACGCCGCGCACAAGACCAAGCGCTGGCTCGGCGAGCCACCGACCGACAAGCAACTCGCGCATCTGCCGCCGGCGGCTCGGCAGGACTTCGGCCTCACGCGCTACCAGGCGAGCGCGCATCTGTGCTTTCGGTTCAATCGCAGTGCGATCCAGCGGCTGATCTGGCAAGCGCACACCGGTGATCTGCGGAGGGCCGCATGAATGCCCTCACCCTCGACCTCTATCCCCGCATCGAGTTCATCGCCGCCGCGCCTCAGTTGCGCGATCTGCAGCAGTCGAGTCTGTGGGCTGCGCTATCAGACCACCAGCGACACCTGGCGGAGGTTGAACCGGACACCGATAGCGATGCGGTCAGCACGGTTCTGCTCGATGACCTGCTCAAGCGTCTACATCGCGCTGTGTCAGCAGTGGGAGGTACCCATGTTGGC